TCTTTTTAGCATTTGCTGCAACAAATCTCATCATTGTTGGACTATCATATAAGCTAAGTGTCTTTTTACCTGCCTTTTTATAAGCTATATTTTCATAATACATACTTCTATCAGTAGCATTTATAAAAAGCTTATCGAGTTCAGCCTTACTCATCTTGTTAGTCTTAGCTATCTTACTTTTTATCTCTTCAAGGTCATTTCCCATATTAGAAAGCATATATATTTGCCAATCAGCCGTATCCGTTATTTTGCCTGCCTTTTGTAATCGTCTTGCAATATCAGAAATAATATCATCTTCCAAATCTTGATATATCTTTACAATATTGTCTGGGACGATCTTAAGCTCATCAGGAGTTAGCATATATTATCACTCCTCATCTACATCATCAGGTTCTTTCTCTATCTTTTCAGACGGCATATAATCTTTGCACTGCTCCTCAGTAAGCCCATATCTTCGCATTAGATATATTTCCGGCTTGATTATTCCTGCTGCGACTTCCTGTAGCATTATAGCTTGGTCTGCTCCACTATCGACTATTAAGCTATCATCAAATTCAAAGCTTACTTCATATTCACCTTGACCGACTAAATCATACAGACTGCACAAATCATCCATTGAGATAATAAGATTTTCAAGTGTAGATTTAAGCGACTTTTGAATATCAGACACAGTAGCGTATGACCTTTGCTTTGATGATATAATCTCCGTAGCAGTTTTTGCCGTTTCCTGTACATCTGATAAAGTGCCATAAGCCAATCCGCAAGCAAATTCAATCCTTTGTAACAGCTTATTAAGCCCATTGAAAAGTGAACTGTCGCGAATGGTTGGAGAAAATACAGAATAAAAGTCATTGCTTCTACCTTGAATATCTAATTTTCTAAAAAGTCTATCAGCATATTCAGGCAATTCCATATCGTCTTTAAAACAGTTTTCATCGATATCAACAGCAAGCTCACTGCCCTTGTACTCCCACACTATCCTTGAATACTGTTCATCAGCTTTTTTAATCAAATCAACAGCTTTTGAAAAAACTGAAACACCAATATCACTATTACTTTCAATCGTATTAGCCATCGGTACTTTAAAATATGAAAATAGCGGTCTGCTAAGATTGTCAATTGTTGTCTCACGCTCGATATCTTTCCATCTGCTCACAGATTCAAGCTTTATCTCAGAGCCCAATATATCCGAGCCGTATTCATTCATATAAGCCTTATTGATTATTGTGCATTTGCCATTTTCAAAGCTATGATATTCAAGTCTTGTATAAGTCTTTTCATTCTTTGTAAATCTATCAACAAAAATACAAGATATAAGCTCACCAAAGCTGTTAAACTCAATAGGATATATCATATCAGCCTGTACACAATCAATAGCAATCTTACCATCTGCTATGAACGGCTTAAAAGCCATACCGCCCTTAGCAAGTGCATATTCAAGGTGTATGCGGATGTTGTCCATAAGGTTTTGATAAGGCTCATTTATAAAATCTGCTCTGTCGCTTCCTACTATCTCAGACTTCATCTCAATTGTAGTTAGCCTTGCAAGCTCAGCGGATATAGAGCAGGGGAGCGACAACGAATAAACATCTTTCTTTACCCAATCAGCTTTACCCTCGTACATCTTCGCCCATAGCTTAATTGCATTCGCCATCTTATTTGAAATGTTCACTTCGACATTTAAAGCATCTTTTACATTATCTTTACTAAACAGACCTCTCACCACCTTTTTTAAAAAATCAAATAACCTCATCTACATACTCACCAACTTTCTTGCGTATCTCTCAATACTGTACTCCATAGCGTCAAGGGTATCTATGTCAGATGAGCCGTCATCAAGTCTTACCGTCTTAATCTTCGTTTCATCCCACACTGCATTAGTTAATGCGTCCTTGCCCGTATCGGCATTTTGAGTATAAAAAAACTTGTTTCGAGATATAAGTCCCGCCACAAGCCTAATTCTATCAACTATTTCAATTTTACTTGCATTTCTAACACTTATATTAAATCCATTATCATGTAATGCTTTTTTAAGCGTTCTTATAAGCACTTGCTCAGCACTGTCGCAATAAATAGTATCGATATTGCTATACATATCAAATACACGTTTAATAAAATCAATAAAAAGCATACACAGCTTATCAGAATCTGTATCAGCATCATGCCTTTCTGACACCAAAACAATAACTTCATAATCATTTGTAATTCCCGTAGCAACGAAAGCGTGTTTAGATAAATTACCGCCAAAATCCACACCGACGTTGACCATTCGTATTTTCTTACGTTTTACGTCGTCAAGAGATATAAAATATCTATCAGGACTACCTGCAAACAGCTTATATATAGCTCCCTCAGCTCTTACCCATTGACCAAGTATGAAACGATTATAATATACCGTTCCGTAATACTCTTGCTTCAATGCAGTTACAAATTCATCAGTCAAAAACGGATTATCGTCTATTGTGTAATGTTGATGATATATATTCGCCTTACTGTCTAAAAACTCCTTAAACCAGTGATTAGGACTGTCAGGATTGCAAGTACCGTCAAAGCATGAATTAGGCTTATCAAGTCTTGATTTAAGCATTTGAAATACATCTTGCGACCATGTCGTAATCTCATCACCATAACAGTATTCAATACCTGCACCTTGTATCCTTGCAACTTGATTTTTCTTATCAGCACCAAGTACATATACATCCCGACCGAATAACTTAGCCTTGTTATTCGATGATATAGTACCGACAAGAGAGCCCCAGATACTTCGCATCGGTTCAAGGACATTTCTTTCAATAGTTCCTTGAGTATTACCAAGTAACACTATTAAGCCGTCGCCTTTGCAAGCTCTTATTCTTTTTGGAATTATATAATAATCAAGATATGTTTTTCCCGACCTTGTCGCACCTGTCTTTATGTTCCAACGACAATTACAATTATTCCAAAACTCTTTTTGTTTATTACTTAGCCGCATCATCAATCGCCCCAAGTATCTTATCGAGTTTATCGAGTTGTTCCTCTTCGACCTCAGACTTCTCAGAAAAAATCCTATATCTTTTCCCAAGAAGTTCAGCAGCCTTTAATCTTTCCTTTTCATCAGGAGTTTTTTTAACCGTCCTTGCTTCTGAGTATCCATCACCACATCCCTCAACAACCACAATAGCCGATTCACTTTCTCCTCTTAGCACAGAAGTTAAATATTGCAGTACTTCTTCCTGTTTTGCGATTTTCTTATCGTCGAGCTCCTTAATCCTTTGGTCTATATACTGTTTTATATAAGGTTTTTTAAGGTTTTCCGTTGCTATTGTAAATGCTGTCTTTTCACTATATCCTGCTTTCTTTGCAGCGTCTGTAGCATTCCCACTGATGATATATTCATCAGCAAATCTTTTCTGTTTCAGCGTCAATTTAATTGACAAATACATCACCGCCTTTTATTTTTATATTTGCCTTTCTTCTCCTTATCTTTCAGTCTCTCGGCTGATACTTGTAAATAAGGATTAGTTATCTCTATATTGTTAGTCAAATAGTATATAATACATCTACATCCGAACATACTTCTAAAATGTGCGTGTCTGCCTGTCGTCGTATTAATGACAATGTATCCTTTGCGGATTTTCTTTATCTTATACATGTCAAATCCTTTGCATTAAAAAACCGCTATGCGTTCAGACATAACGGTTTTAAATTATAAGGAGGAATTATGGGCTATTCTCTCAATACTATTGTATCAGATTTTTACTATAATTTACTATAAACTTTATTTAATTTAAAAAGCGCTTTTCCATGAATTTTATAGATATTTATTTCTGTATAATTAAGCTTTATAGCTATCTCTAACCAGCTTAACTCTTCAAAATATCTCATCTGTATTACTGCGTATTCATTGCCGGACAATACAGATTTTATAAAATCATTCATCTTTATTTTTTTGTCTATTAAATCGTCAATATCTTTATTTATCTCATTTTCTAAATCTATAATCTTATCTACTGTGTCGCTGAAATCTTGCTTTTTTCCTCCGTTTGTTTTTTCTTTGCTGTAGTCAAAAGATTTTATCGTAGTGCAGTATCTTTTTAGCTGTGCTAATTGTCTGTTTTTGCTATCAATTATTTTCGAAATTACTCGCAAATCTTTTAACTCTTCTTTTATCCCCATAGGCCTAATCCTCCCTGAGTTCTATCAAAGTCATAATCGCATAATTAGCCAAGTCCATAAGCGTGTCTTTTATGCTTTCATCTTTGACTTTTTGCTGATTTACGCATAAGCTTTGCAATCTATTAGTCTTATCTGTAATTCTTGTTACTGCTGATATCAACCCTAACTTGTTGAATGTATCTCCAAAGCTATCCCCATAGTCTGCATTCTTATCTACATACATAAGTGTTAGTTTTTCACATATATCTAAGTGTTTTTGTATTTTAGTCATTTTCATCTATCCTTTCTCAATTAATCCAAAAATTTCAAATCCAGTTTCTTTTTTAATGACTTCCTGCAAATCCTCAAGTGTTACAGCGCCATTCTCTACACATTTTAATTGTTTTAAAAACTCCTCAGCAAATCTTGTTAATCTCTTCTCGCCGAATCCAAATACATCTCTTAGTACAATCAGCGGTATGCCTGATAGTACAAGTACAGATTTTTCCATAACGTCTTGCTGTATTTTTTCTCTTTCTTTGCCTGCGAGTACATGATGTATTGATGTCCTTTGTTTTGATTTATGGTGTATTTGCTTTTTTCTCATCTCTTCACCGCCTCAATTCTTGCCTTTAAGCTATCCATTAACATTTGTTGCGTGTCGCCTTTTTCAACAAGAGCCTTAGCCACGTCTTCATCTCTTCCGCCTTTTACAAGTAACTGGTGAATGAATACTTTTTGCCTTTGCCCTTGTCTGTGTAGTCTTTTTATTGCTTGTTGATACAGTTCCAACGACCAGTTGAGTCCAAACCATATCATGTGATTTCCTCCATCTTGCAAATTCAATCCGTATCCTGCACTTGCAGGATGCGCAAGTAGTATGTCTATTTTTTTGTTATTCCAGTCGTCTTGGTCTTGAATGCTTTTAAGTTCTCTAACTCTTAAGCCTTTTGGCAGGGCTTTCAGTATCCTTTCCTTGTCGTGTTGAAAGCTATAAAATATCATTACACTTTGACCATCAAGGCTTTCTAAGGTCTCAAGTAAAGCGTCCATCTTGCAATCATGCACATGATGGACTTTCCTATCTTCGTCATACAGTGCACCGTTGCATAGCTGTAACAGTTTATTTGAAAGCGCCGCACCGCTTGTAACAGATATATCACCCTCGGGCAATTGTAATATCATTTGCTTTTCAAGCTCTTTATACTGCCTTTCTGCTTTTTCGTCCAATTTTATCCAAATCGGATTATTGATTAAATCAGGCAATTCAAGATAATCTTGTTCATTCATCGATATGCATATATCTTTTATCTTGTCTGATATCACTTCGTTAGCCGTATTCTTTGCCGTGTACTCGTGTCTGCCTGATGAATCCACTTGGTAGCTGTCGAAGTAATGCGCTCTGAATTGTCCTATAGTCTTGTGCAGTCTCTCACCTTTATCAAGTAAATATATCTGCGCCCATAAATCCATCAAGCTCTTAGGTGCAGGTGTTCCTGTAAGTCCGATTATTCGGTTTATGTGAGGTCTTACGCATTTCAAAGCTTTAAATCTCTTAGCTTGGTGATTTTTAAAGCTTGATAACTCGTCAATCACTACCATATCGAACGGCCACATATTTTTATAATGGTCAACGAGCCATTG